TCTGGTCCTTCATCTCCTAAATCGTCTGCATATCCACCAACACCTTTAGTTGGCAAAACGCCTAGAACATACGGTTGCTGTGCATTCGTTCCGTCTGCGAAAAATCCCATAACCCAATCCCCAATGCGAGGTGGGTTGATTGAGGGTGTAGGTCCCGCTTCATAAATGACATGCGCCCAAGGTAATGTGTCATAGGGTACTANTTCATTATCATCACTATGCCACCCAAGACAACGCACACGACAACGCCCTAGCGCCTCTGGGTCTTTTCTGTCAACAACTCTGCCTAACCACCAGACAAAATTAGTTCCTATAAAATCTTCAGGCGTTCTCATAATTTATCTCTCTTTACTTACCAAACAATTCTTTTGTTTCTTTAGTCTTCGGAATATTCTTGCTAATCCAATCAAAAATTTGCTTCTGAACTTCTTTGCGTTTGACGGGTCTCTTNCCCTCTTTCTTAATAGTTAAATATGTAAAGTCTTTGATTACTTTTTCACCTTTACTATCTGGTCTGTCAAAGAATATTGTGTTTTCTCTATTGTTTAGAATGACTGCAACTTTACCATCGATGCCACGAGGAATCGAACCTGTTACAATTTGATACATTGTTTTTGCGGCACCTTCGTGCGTCTTCAAAAGAATGTCTTCTGGTACAACTCTCTCACGTCCTGCGTTATTCATAACAGCAACACGATAGTTTGTCAACACCCAAACAATGTGAATATTCTTCGCATCATAACCAACTTCAATCAACTTGGGCATTACTTCTGTAATATCACCAATCTCTTTAAGAGTAACGTCAAAGATGATGTTAGGTAGTCTATCAGAAGAAACATCAGATAGGAGCGCATCTAGTGTTTTGTCTTTGATACCTGCATCTTTAACTGCCATGTGAAGTTTGAATACGTCTTTNGGGTTACGCAAATTCAAATCTGCAAGTTCTGGGAATTTACCCTTCTCTTGGTTTAACTTTAGAAATGCTTTTTTCCACTCATCAACATCACGGATTTTAAAATCATTTCCAGGCATAAAGTTTTTAATCGCAAATCCCTTACCTGAACCTGCGCCACCTGCTAGAAATACAATCTGTCCGTATTTCTTGCCGCCATTAAACATAATTTGTTTTTCGTTGAGGACTTCTACTTCTTCATTTACTACGTCATCNGTCTGTGTATCAGCCCACTCTTTGAGTGATAAAATCATTGTTCTTCTGCTCCTATTTTAATTCTTAACTTGAAGGTGCCGCTTTGCTGGCATCTTTTGCTAATTGCAATACCTGTATATATTTATTCTGCGTAAACATGTGGTGTATTGCTGTAATTAATGCGTTACTGCTAATTAAATTATCTTCTGTTCTGCCTGCATTCCCAGGTCTTTCAAATGCTGGCATCAATAGATTTACAACGTCACCAACTTTTCTATCAGTACGTCCAGGTATTTCTATGTCAATCAAAACATTTTTTAGCATACCGTCTTGGTGTCTTTGCGTCTGCAAATATTCATCTCTATTGCTTGTGAATTCTTCACTCTTGTCTGTGATAATCATTTTGATTGCTTGATTAACATCTTCCATTTCTGCGGGGTTTTGAAATGGGAGATTGCCATCTAAATGTTCAGTCTCACCAAACATTGCACTTCCTGTTTTATCTGTGATTACGACTTCCCCTTGAATGGGGTCAAAAGAAATCAATTGACTTGCCATTGAACCATCAGCCATTTTTTCAAGCGCATCAACAGAATTCAGAAATTCAAATCTTCTCATAGATGAACTTCCCGCTTCGCCTTGAGACCCATCTACGTTTGATGGTTGCCACTTTATCTCTTCTCTAGCGTCATCATCTTTTACAACACCATAATCTAGTAGAAGTGATTGAATACTTTTGAAGTGGAACCCATCTCTGTCTTCATAAAAGACATAATCAGAACCTTTTGCATGTGCCGCAGATTGTGCCCTCTTTGACATTCTCAAAATAAATTCTGAAGCAGGAAAATCTGCCGATACCATTTGNTGTGGTAGTAGCGTAGGTTCTACTTCGATTGACTTATCAACTTTAATATGCTCATCAAAGACTTTAGTTACCATATCAGAAAGTAGTTCACCTTTAAATCCTAGTGATACTCTACTCTTCATATCTTTGACCATTTCAAATGAACAGAAATGAAGTGAGTATTGAATTAGACTGTCTTGGATTACTTTTCGATTGTCAACACGATAAACTCTGAACGTCTGTTTAATTGGGTCAAGTCCAGGTGTCTCTACTTCAATCTCAATATGCTCTTCGCCAGTTATGGGTAGTGAAGTCAATAGACCTGTAGCATCTGAAACCGTTACGATTCCTTTCATAAATGCACCGTATATATCTTCAAATATACTCATAGATACCATAATAGCGGTGATATTTACTGGGTCACCGCTTCCATGATTTGGTATTAAATCTAATTTTTTAAGTCCGTAATCTTCGGACCTAATCATTGTTGAGGACATATTATACTACCTTGCTATCAGGGTTCATCAATTTTTCTATTTCTTCTATGATTAGACGCACATATTGCTTCTTAATAAGTCGAATACTTCTCTTAGATTGATTTTCTTCTTCTTCAAAAGTTCCATTTGTAACTACTCTTCTTTCATTTGAAGGTAGTGTAAAAAACTGCTCTCTGTCTACAATAATGTTATTTGTAGTATCTTCATAGTGATGTGTTGCTTGTAAACGTCCTACTTTCGAAATTCCGAATGTAACATTCGCAACAAACTTTTCATCATTCTCAATTAAGACTGCCCTTGCAGTTTCTTGTGTCTGAAAATCTCTATATGTTTCTACAATAGATATTTCTTTTGATGTTGGGTTCCAATCGACAACTTCACCAATTGCGCCACTGATATCGCCCACAATTTCTGCACCGATTTTAATTGTACCAGTTGCACCTGTAACACTTATCGTTACGCCTGGGTATCTTTTCTTTAAAACATTGTTGAAACCGTTGTAGTCAAACCCCATATCCATTCGACCATCTGGAATATCGTTCATCATAAGAACAACCCAGTACAAATCAGCATCATCGTAATATTTGTGGGCGATGATATCTGCACGGTCACCATCCTGCAATGTGTATTCGTAGAATAGAGAACCGTTATTGCGAATCCATTTCTGAATTTGAGTACGCATCATAATGTTAGTCACTGTCGTTTTTTCTAACCCATCTCCACCAAAATCATATTCGATTTTGGGATAATTCTTAAATAAGTAATTTGCTTTTGCCATTTGTTAGATTCCTGCGTCAACGTCTGTCTTAGTGTTGTATTCAAGTTCTTTGAATGTCAACGACAAATCTATTTCTACTGGTGCGCCGCTTTTATCAAACTGTGCCGCAACCCCACCGCCAGTATAATTGACACTCATATCAATCAATGCGGATTCTTTATATTTGTTATAGTATTGTGCGCCTTTACCATTAATCCCAATCTCATATGTCGAGGGCGGTACAAAGTATGAACCTGCATCACTCTTTAACTCTGGGTGCATATGATATTTAAACTGTTTAATGATAGTATTAATTTGGTCACTTTCTGCTTGTGTTCTTGGGAAGAATTTAAAATCAAATTGAAACTGTCTAAATCCCATACCAGTAAACATAACTTCCATGTGATTGTTATATACTTGATTGTTTCTATAATCGTATGCCGCTCTTGCGCCAGATAGACCAGTACCTTCTTCGACCATACCCTTCAAGTTATTTGCTCCTGCCGCAATCGCCGCATCTAAAGTCTGTCCTCCATCAAGTGCGTTTGCAACAATCTTAGATACTTCTGTCTCTTGGTAATTTGCTGAATATTGAACTTGCAGATTTTGTGGTAGATATAGTTTTGTTGTTCCACCAGAAGAGAATGATACCTGAAGACCAGCCGCACCGCCACCAACAGCAACATTGCCGCCGGGCTTCTTCGCAGTAAATGAGATTGATGTTCCGCTTCCGTCAGAAGGGAACTGAAAATTATTTACTTTGAATGGCGAACCGAAAAGGGCTTGAAGTGGACCCGTTCCAGTCAATGAAAATCTTAAAGGCATAGTTTTTCCTCTTGATATAAATAATAGATACTATTGTACAAATGTATTTATAAGGAAGACTAGATGGCGTATAAAGGTAAGTTCAAACCTTCGAACCCGAGCAAGTATCGTGGTGACCCTACAAAGATAATATATCGTTCATTGTGGGAACGTAAGTTTATGGTTTATTGTGATAACAACAAGAACATCTTAGAATGGGCGAGTGAAGAAATCATCATACCGTATAAGGACCCGACATCGGGCAAGAACAGAAGTTATTATCCTGACTTCTGGGTTAAGTATATCGACAATGACGGTAAAAAGAATATNCGTCTGATTGAAGTCAAACCAAAGAAACAACTCAGAGAACCTGACCAATCAAAGAAGTATAACACACCTACTGGTCGTTTGTCAACCAAATATGTTAAAGAAGTAAAAACATATGCAATCAATCAAGCAAAATTCAAAGCGGCGAAAGAATATTGTGACGATAGACGTTGGTCATGGCAAATATTGACTGAGGACCATCTGACTTAGGCATATAAATACTTTAGGAGAATAACGTCTAAACAGGATAACATAGATGGCAATTGCTTATACATTCGATGATATATTAGTGAACGGAATTCGTAGTGGTCAAGTACCAGCACGGACCCGTAAGGCTAGAGATTGGTATAGAAAAAAAGCACGAGAGACATCAATCACACAAACTAAATTAGTTAGTGATAAAGATAGATTGCGTAGTAGATTTCTGCCNGGTTCTATGTACTTCTTTGTNTACGACCCAAAGACAAAAAAGAAACTACCTTACTACGATAGATTTCCTTTAGTCGTAGTTATGGAATCTGCTCCTGGTGGATTTCTAGGTTTAAACTTGCACTATCTACCATATGCTGAAAGAGCAAAATTGATGGATGCACTTTACACTATCACAACAAATAAAAAGTTCGATGATAAAACAAGAATTAAAGCAACTTATGATACGTTGAAATCTGCTGGTAAGTTTAAAAACTTCAAGCCGTGTATTAAACGATATCTTTCTGGTCACGTTAAAAGTCGCTTTGTTTATGTTAATCCAACAGAATGGGATATTGCACTATTCTTGCCAGTCGAAAACTTTAAGAAAGCAAGTAAGTCCAAAGTCTGGTCTGAAAGTAGAGGGAAAATTTAAAAATGGCAAGACCAATAGATGCTCTAAGAGCAAATTTTAGAAGTTACACTAAGGCAAGTCACTATGCAGTGAATGTGTCAGGTCCTATTGCACCGCCATTGGGTCCNGGTACAGAATACTACATTGTTGGTGCAACAATGCCAGGTCGTAACATGATTACTTCAGACATTAAATATGGTCTGAACTTAACAGANAAAAAAGTATACAGTTCTGCATATAGTCCTTGCACATTAACATTTATGTGTGATGGTGGGATGAGTTTATATCGCTGGTTCATGGATTGGCAAGACAAGATGCAAGACCCTCTTAATGGTCGTGTCGGGTACTCATCTGATTATGTTGGTACAGTAGATATTGCTACGTTTGGTGTAGGTGGAAGTAAAACGCATACACACAAACTAGTAGAAGCATTCCCAGAGAATTTGGGTGATATTCAATTCACTGCGGATTCTGCGGAGATAGCAACGTTTGATGTTACTTTTGCATACAGACATTATTCTAACAGTCCTGGGTTATTCAGTCCTGGTGGCGCATTTGGTAGTATCGGTGGAATTGTGAGTGCCGCTACTGCATTTGGTGGAGCGGCGGCGGCATTGTCTGGCAACCTTTCTTTAGGTCCTGCTAACATATCGCTATTCGCCTAATACACCATGAATAAATAACATTACATTATAACTTTAAAGAATGGAGAAATTATGAGTAAACTACCAAGACCTGATTTGCCACAATTCACTACAAAAATTCCTTCGACAGGCAAGGAAGTGAAGTATAGACCGTTTCTAGTTAAAGAAGAGAAAATTCTTCTACTAGCACTAGAAGATGGTAGGTGGGATAACATTATGACTGCAACTACACAGATTTTACAAAACTGTTTGCATGACGAAGTGAACATTGACAAATTGACTTCATATGATGTTGAATGGTTGTTTTTACAAATACGTTCAAAGAGTATCGGTGAGACAACTACTTTGAGATTTAGACATACGAAGAATAAAAATCGTGCTGGTGAAGAATGTAAGCACATTCAGGAAGTGACAGTAGACTTGACAGATGTTGAGTGTATCGGTAACCCNGCACCTGGTAAGATTGAGATTAGCGATAAGATGGGAATGCAAATGTCATACCCGACTTATAAGCAGACGCAAAAGATTAACGTTAATTCTGGTAAAGGAATTGACCAGATTATTAATACAGTAGCAGGTTGTGTTGATTACATTTATGATNCAGATAATATCTACTATGCGAAAGACAGCACACCAAAAGAAATACAAGAGTTTTTGGAGAACTTAAACAAAGAACAATTCAGTAAGATACAAGAGTTTTTTGTTAATATTCCAAAACTACAAAAAGAAATTACATATACTTGTGAACGCTGTGGCGAGACAACAGTACATAAGGTGAAAGGGTTGCAGAGTTTTTTCGGTTAGTGCTGGACCATAATAAGTTAAAGAATATTTACGAAGTAAATTTCGCTATGGTTCAGCATCACGGATACTCCCTAACTGAGATTGAAAATCTTATGCCATGGGAACGAGAGATATACGTTGGTATGCTAATTAATCATGTTAAAGAGAAGAACGAGAAAATGAAGGAACGGGCGCAACAATTAAAATCCCAAAGAAGGTAAATANTAGATGGCATCTTTAGAACAACAAATTGAAGCACTAAAAAACCAGAATTTCAAAGAGTTCGCTACTCAAAACGAGAAGCGCACCAAAGCGATTATGGATGCAGTGACTTCACAACAAGCGCAATTGTCTAATGACAATGCGGCGTATATGGATGCCATTAAAGATGTTGTCGATAAATCAAGCAATGCAAGTAATTCACAACTCGGTTCTAGTATTCAACAACTCAAAGATATTGAGCAAGTAATACAACAACAAAATGATTTGTCAAAGTCTGATAGAGCAACACTACAAGCCGCAATAGATACTGCAAATCAACAATTCGAACAAGCACAAAGTAGAGACGGTCTTATATCTAAGATTGG